CCGGTTCCAACGAACAGGAGACTCTATTCTCGTATCAAGGCTCAAGCCAAGAGGAAGTTTAAAGTATATCCAAGTGCTTATGCTAACGGTTGGTTAGTGAAAACTTATAAAGCACAAGGCGGCAAATACCGCATGGGGAAAAAGTGATGCCAGCAGGAAAAGGTACTTACGGTAAGAAACGCGGTCGTCCAGCTAAGAAAGGCGGCAAAAAGAAAAAGTCAATGAGTTCAATGAAAGGCTTAACCGCAAAGCAAAAGAAATTACCAAAAGCTTTGCAAATGGCTATTCTTCGTAAGAAACGCAAGAAAAAATAATGGCTAAACCACGGGGAGGTTTGTCAAAATGGTTTAAAGAGAACTGGGTAGATCTCTCTAGACCAAAAAAGGGGGGAGGATACGAAGCCTGCGGGCGTAAAAAAGCATCTTCTAAAAGCTACCCAAAATGTGTGCCAGCCAGTAAAGCTGCACGCATGACGAAAAAGGAGAAACAATCTGCTATTCGTCGTAAGCGTCGCGCAGGTAATCCTGGCGGCAAGCCGACTATGGTTAAGACCTTCGTTAAGAAGAAGTCGGGAAGGAAGATGAAACGTGGCAGCAAGAAAAGGTAGAGCTAAAAAAGATTCTAGACTTAAACGCGCAAAAGTATCTGGCTATAATAAACCTAGGCGTACACCTGGACATCCGAAGAAGTCACACATTGTAGTGGCTAAAGTAGGTAAAAAGGTAAAGACAATCCGATTTGGGCAACAAGGAGCAAAGACTGCCGGTTCGCCAAAGAAAGGAGAGTCAGAAGCTATGAAGCGTAAACGTGCTTCTTTTAAGGCGCGTCATGCTAAGAATATCGCTAAAGGCAAAATGTCTGCGGCATATTGGGCGGATAAAGTCAAATGGTAACTGAAAAACTAACAGATGAAGAGCTGAAAAAAGCAGACTTAAATGGTGATGGGGTTATAACCGAAGAAGAGTTAAAAATCCATCTTGAAGCAAAACGACTTGAAATGGAAGATGCAGACGCTATGCGAGATGCTCAGAGAAAAATGGCTTGGTTTGCTTTATGGGGTATGTTACTGTATCCTTTTGCAGTCGTAGTCAGCAGTCTAGCGGGCTTAGAGAGCGCTGGGAATATTTTAGGAGATATGGCTCCGACATACTTTGTATCTGTCGCAGCAATCGTAGCTGCTTTCTACGGTAAATCAGCGTTTGAGAGTAAAGGAAAATGAAGCTACTAATATTACCGATAGCTATTCTAGTAAGCTCATGCAGCTTACTAGATACTAGCTTTTATGATGATAATGAGTCTATGCTTGCAGTCGAAGTAAGACACGAAGTTCAAAATCTTACTTGTGACCCTGTGTACTCCCTGGGGGTCGCTCAAAGTGTCGATAAATTATACCTATATACCGAAAGTAAGAAATCAAAAGACGTACACAAACTCGTCACTCTTATGAAGGAAACTTCCGATGGCTTACACGAGAAAGAAAATTCTTCCAAAGCATATTGTAATATTAAAAAACAACTTCTAGAAAAACAAAGCAAAGATATTGCTAATGCCATTATGCGGAGGTATTAATGAGCGACTTATTAAACATATTAAACAGTGATGATAAAGAACTATCAAGCAAGGCAATAACTGCTATAGATTTACAAAACTCATTCAAAGCAGGGACGATTTCTAGGGAAGAGTACTTAGAACTGTTAAAGGATTTACAACGAACCTTAGAGGTTTCCGAAGGTTCAAGTGATGTAGCATTAAAAGGCGTGTTAATCACAGGGATAGCTAATTTAATACAATTAGCCTAAAGGATAATACAATGATTGGAGGATACTCACTAGATATAGCAAGAGGCGCAGAGAGAGATTATACTTTTTTGCACAATTTTGGAGCAAACCCGTCTTTAGTCTCAGGCACTCAAACTATATGGTCTCAAGGAGGCTTGTATCCTTGGTCAGCTTGGGATTCAGGAGTTCAAACGCTATATGCTATAAGTACTAGTACTAGCGACACTGCTGATATTAGAGTTTATGGTTTAGATTCCAACTGGTTGCCACAACAAGAAGATATTACCCTAACAGGCACCACTGCAGTTGCTAGCACTAAGCAATTTCTTAGAGTTAATAGAGTTGTTTATTTAAGCGGGGTTAATGCGGGAACAATAACTGTTCGAACCGTATCAGGAGAAGGAACTGTTGTAGGAGCTATATCAGTAGGCTTATCTCAAAGTACAACCGCTATTTATACCATTCCAGCGGGCTATAACGCTTACGGAACACGAATAACAGCAGGCGTGGGCAAGGGCGGTGATGCAGAATTTCAAGTATTCACTCGACAGCAGGGTCAAGGGTTCCAAGCTAGAGCAGTATTAGAGCTATATCAATCTACCTTTAGCCAGGAGTATACAGTACCTGTTCGTCTCCTGCCAAAAACTGATATTGACTTTCGAGCAAAAACAAGCGGTAATAACTATAAAGGTACCGGCTCATTTGATTTAATTTTAGATAAGAGATAACTATAAATGGCAATACAAGTTAGTCGCAAAGATATAACCGGCGATGAAATACTTAATCTTCGAGAAGATACTAGGTTTCTTAAACTCCCAATAGACCCTTACTTAGAGCTGCTGGGAGTTGAACCTCTTCCTTCTCAGAAAGCAATTATAAATGCGATTAACAATCCTAAATACCGTTTTGTATGTGCAGCGGTATCTCGAAGACAGGGTAAGACTTATATTGCGAATATCATTGGACAGCTAGTTTCTCTAGTACCTAGTTCAAATATTCTCATTATGTCACCAAACTACTCTCTTTCACAAATTTCTTTCGATTTACAACGTAATCTTATTAAGCACTTTGATCTAGAAGTTACTAGAGATAATGCAAAAGATAAAGTAATCGAAATCTCTAATGGTTCTACAATCCGTATGGGTTCGGTGAACCAGGTGGACTCTTGCGTAGGGCGAAGCTACGACTTAATTATATTTGACGAAGCAGCCTTAGCAGACGGTCGTGATGCATTCAACGTCGCACTTCGTCCTACGCTTGATAAACCAAATTCAAAGGCAATATTTATTTCCACCCCACGGGGTCGCAATAATTGGTTTGCCGAGTTCTTTGATAGGGGTTTTAATGATGAATTTCCAGAATGGTGCTCGATACGGGCGACTTATAAAGACAATCCTAGAATGTCTGAAAGCGATATTTCGGAAGCTAGAAAAAGTATGTCCGAAGCTGAATTTAAGCAAGAGTATGAAGCCGATTTCAACACTTTTGAAGGCCAAATATGGAGCCTTGACCACGATCTGTGCGTCGGCAGTTTCGAGAGTCTTTCAACCAGACGGATGGATGTTTTTGCTGGCCTTGATGTTGGGTATCGTGATCCTACTGCATTTTGTGTTATAGCATACGACTGGGATGAGGGCAAATACTATGTACTAGATGAGTACCTAGATGCTGAGAAAACTACGGAACAACACGCACAAGAAATACGCAGACTGTCAGAAAAGTGGGATATTGATTATATCTACATTGACTCCGCAGCTCAGCAAACACGATTTGACTTTGCACAAAACTATGATATTAGTACTATCAACGCAAAGAAATCTGTACTTGATGGAATCGCTCACGTAGCAGGTATCGTAGATAACAATAATTTACTTGTTGATCAAAATGCACTAGAAACCCTAGCGTGTCTCGATCAGTACCAATGGGATCCAAATCCAAACCTTGCTAAAGAAAAGCCGAAACACAATCGAGCATCGCACATGGCAGATGCTTTAAGGTATGCTTTATACTCCTTTGAGACGACTACGAGCGGCTTCTAGCGATACCACCTCAAAAATAGTTATTGACAAGATAGCTGTCACAAGCTATAATTCTTTTATCAAGAATGGAATTAGAAATGGAACTCAAGCGCGACAAGATTAAATACATCCGAGACAAGGCCAAAGCCAAATATGCAAAAGGCTCTGAATGCTATATCTGCGGAGAGAAAACGGAGCTAGACTTCCACCATTATTATACACTTAGCCCTTTATTAAGTAAGTGGCTAAAAGAGAGGCAAAAGATTCGACCAGAGCACTATACTGATGAATACATAGTGGTTTGGCGAGACGAGTTTATAAAAGAGATGCACGCAGAGCTATACGATTATACCGTTACACTCTGCCATGCTCACCACTTAAAACTACACTCTATTTATGGTAGAGACCCTGGACTAGGTACTGCTAAAAAGCAAATGAACTGGGTACAGATTCAAAGAGACAAGCATGGCATGGTATAATCCTTTCAGTAATAAGAAGATCGACGATGAAGCTGTTGAAAAGCTGAATCCCGCTCAATCTTATTTTGATAATAAAATAGAGTCGTCTCGCGAACCCATCTACAACTACGAGCGTGCTTACGAAGAGATTGAAATTGTCAATCGCGCTGTAAACATGATTGTAGACGATGCTGCCGAGATCCCTACTGCTGTAGGCATGGCACATAAAGGTAATAGTGTAGTAAAAGGCATTAAACGATCTAAAGTAGATCTGCTCCTGAACGTAGAGCCTAATCCTTTTCAAGACATCAACACATTCCGCCGTAATCTGATCATTGACATGATCCTTGACGGTAACATCTTCATTTACTTCGATGGAGCGCACCTCTACCACTTGCCAGCAGATGATATGATTATTCATGCTAGCGATACTACTTATGTAGAGAAATACACCTACAAAGAGCGTGTAACTTATAGCCCTAGCGAAATTATTCATATTAAAGAAAACTCTTTTTACTCTATTTATCGAGGCGTCCCACGCCTTAGTCCTGCACTTCGCACCATCCAACTAATGATGTCGATGCGTAAGTTTCAGGATAACTTTTTCAAAAATGGGGCTGTTCCAGGACTCGTCCTGAAAAGCCCTAACACTCTTTCCGAGAAAATTAAAGAGCGTATGCTAATGTCTTGGCAAGCTCGATACAAGCCCGATGCAGGCGGTCGCCGACCCCTCATTCTCGATGGCGGTATTGAAGTTGACAAGATTTCAAACGTAAACTTTAAAGAGCTAGACTTTCAAGCAGGTATTGCTGAAAACGAAAAGATTATTTTAAAAGCACTTGGCGTACCGCCAATCTTGCTTGACTCAGGTAACAATGCAAACATTCGACCTAATATGCGTTTGTATTACCTTGAGACTGTTCTTCCAATCGTTCGTAAACTGAACTTTGGCTTTGAGCGTTTCTTTGGTTATGAGATTAAAGAAGATACTACAGATATTCCCGCTTTACAGCCTGAAATGTCTGATCAAGCTGCTTACTTTACATCGCTAGTAAACACAGGTATTATTAGCCCAAATGAAGCTCGTGAAGTACTTGGTTTTGAGCCAATGGAAGGGCACGAAGAATTACGCGTACCTGCAAACATTGCGGGCAGCGCGGTAGACTCCACACAGGGTGGACGACCAACAGAAGGTGAAGAAGACGATGGCTAACATCAAACAACGAAACAAAGCAGTACAAACTTTATGTATGTATTTCGCAGAGAAAGGTAAAGTACTTTCACAACGTGAATACATCGATGCAGCAGACAAGCCAATTCCTTTCTCAGGTATTCGCAATGTATTCCGTAGCTACTCTCGCATGACAAGTATGCTTGAGCGTAACTCACCAGATCTGTATGCACTTATTGGTAAGAAAGAAGAGCCTAAACCTGCTCCTGTAGCACCTAAACCTGCTCCTGTAGCACCAAAGGTTATTCCCACACCAAAACCAACGCCAGCAGCACCTAAAGTGACGCCAGCAGCGGTTAAGCCTGCACCAGCAGTTAAAACGGAAAAGTAAGATGGAAAAGATTTTTAATCTAACATCTACCTTTAAAGCCCTAGAGAATGATGACGGCAGCGTTATGGTTCGGGGTATGGCTAGTACCGCTGACTTTGATCGCGCGGGTGACTCTATCTCAGCAGAAGCGTGGACTAAAGGTGGATTAAAAAACTTTGAGAAGAATCCTATTATTCTTTTCAATCATGACTATGACCGACCAATTGGTCGTGCCACAGGTATGAAAGCTGGGCCTAACGGTCTAGAACTAGAATGCAAAATCAGTAAAAGTGCCCCTGGCAACGTTGCTGAACTTGTTAAAGACGGTGTTCTTGGAGCCTTTTCGGTCGGTTTCCGAGTCAAGGATGCTGATTATATTAAGGAAACCGATGGACTCATGATTAAGGATGCTGAATTGTTTGAAGTTTCGGTTGTTTCCGTACCTTGCAATCAGGCAGCTACTTTCTCGCTCTCGAAATCTTTTGACTCTATGGATGAGTACGAAGAATTCAAGAAAACTTTTAAATCAACCAATCGTGTGGATCTAGCCGGTCAGTCTCTGGCTAAGGACGAAGTTAATACTTCTAGCGTAGCTAGTGACACACCGGACGAAACGGAAAAATCCGTTCAACAGGAGACTAAAATGTCTGAAGTTAACACTCCAGAAATCGACTTGGAAGCATTTGCTAAGAAAGTAGCAGACGAAACTGCTGCAAAAATTGCAATGAAGCAAGCCGAAGAAAAAGCCGCAGCACAAGCTGCAGAAGAAAAAGCCGCTGCTGACGCAGAAGCTAAAGTTGCTCAAGAAGAGCAAGTAAAATCAACTATCCGTACTGGTATCGAAACTGGTGCAGAAGCATTGTTGAAAGACGTTGAAGCCAAACTGGCTGAAAAAGACGCTAAAATTGACGAAGTAATCAAGCAGTTCTCTGCTGAGCTTTCTGAAAAATCAGGCGAAATCGAAGCTATGCGTAACAGCAAGCGTGTATTCGGCGATCGTGCTGACGGTTCTAGTGACCTAAGCAAGTGGGGCAAAGAATTCATGCACGCTAGCCTGCTTGGTACTATGACTGGCAAAGGCATGAACACTGACTTCGCTCGTGGCGTTATGCAAAAAGCTGGTATCGACTATGCTACTAATGCTGGCGACATCGACCAAGAAGTTTCTCGTATGATTGAGAAAGAAGTAACTCTCAACCTGCGTACTGCTGGTCTGTTCCGTGAAATCACCGTAAATGGTGCTGCCACTGTTCTGCCTATCCAGCCTGACGTTGAAGCTGCTGTTTTCCAAACTGGTGCAGCTGCTGCTGGTAACCTCGAAAACCGTGGTGCTTCAGACAACACTTTCAAGCCTTCACAAGTAATTTTGAATGCTTATCGTTTGATTAGCCAAACCTTCATGGACAACGACGTTGATGAGCAAGTTCTTGTTAACCTGATGCCTATGTTAGTAGACTCAGTAGCTCGCGCCCACGCTCGTGCTGTTGACAATGCTGTTATCAACGGTTCTGGTTCAATCACTGGTCTTGACGGATACGCAACTGCCAACTCTAGTACTTTGAGTATTTCTGGTGGCGACGCCCTGACTGCTGCTGCTCTCTTGGGCGCACGTAAAGACATGGGTAAATACGGTATCAACCCAAGCGACGTTGCTTATGTTGTTTCACAAGCTCGTTACTATGAACTCATCGAAGACGCCGGCTTTGCCGACATCACTGATGTAGGTTCTGATGTTGCTACTAAAATCACCGGTTCGGTCGGTGCTGTATATGGTTCACCTGTAGTTGTTTCTGACAGCTTCGCTGCTGAAGCAGACGGCGTACCTGCAGCATTCGCTGTAAACATCCGTAACTACGTTATCCCCCGCCTGCGCGGTGTAACTGTAGAGCAGGATTACGAAGTTGGTAACCAGCGTCGTGTTATCGTAGCTAGCCAAGCTCTTGGTTTTGAAGAGCTGGTCGCAGATGCTGCCGGTAACCGTTCTGCTGTTAAAATCGACCTTGCAACCTGATTTTAATATCTATAAACTGGGGAGGTTCGCCTCCCCAAGTTTTTACTAATTGACTTATATGACAAATTTAGTTACTATTGAAGAATACAAAGAATCGGAAGGCATTACCTCACCGAAGGATGACTTGCGTCTTAATAATTTGATTCCATCTGTGAGTCAATTAGTAAAAACTTATTGCGGGAATAGTATTATCGATCACTACTCTAGCGCAAAAACAGAAACACTAAACATTAACTGGGATACTAACATCATTCAACTGACAGAAAGCCCTGTTAACACTATTACAAGCGTAGAAGAGCGAGACTCTTATAGCTCCGCTTATAATACTCTTACTACTAGTGACTACGAGTACTACTTTGACGAAAGTACTGACACTATTATACGCACTAACGGCAGCGCATATCGTAACTGGAGAAAAGGCCCAGGTGCTGTACGTGTTACTTACACTGCTGGGTATGAGTCGTGTCCAGAAGATTTAAAACTTGCTGTAATTGATTTAATTACTTACTACTTGAAAGATGAACATAAAGAACGTCGCACCTTAGCTGGAGCTACTGTTCAAAACCAGGTAAGTACAACACAAACTAATAATGTGGCATTTCCTGACCACATTAAACGCGTGTTGGATTTATATAAGAACTTTTAATGAGCACTTCTAGTCAAAAAGCTTTCTTAACAAAGTTAATGACAGAAATTGATAGGACTAGTAATGAAGCTTCGAACAAAGAACAAAGAGCTTTATTAAATACTAATGCACACGTTTTTACTATAACTAGCAGAGCTTTAAAAAGAGCTATAAGAGAGTCTGTACAAAAAGCTGGAAATACTACCAATTCTGTAGAAGCAAAGAAAATGGCAGCTTTAGTATCTAGACAAGTAGATGGCGATATTTTAAAGTTTATTGCAAATATGACAATAAAGTTTAGGTTGCAGGAATCAAAAGGTTTAGTTAGTGTTACAACAGCAACAAATAGAAGATTAGTTGTATTAGTTAAACAAGGCGGCGATGTTTTCAACAGAATTAAAGGCGTTTATAACAACCCCCTAAATATTCTATTTGCAAGTATAAATAAAAAAGCAAAAGGACTATTTAATTCTAGAGGCGAAGTATTTTCGTTAGAGCATGGGCACTTTGTAGGTGTACTAGAGTCTTCTTTGCGTACCACAATAGAAAACGTTTTAACTTCTTCTGATAATGCAGATGGCAACACTTTAGCAGATGTAAAGTCTTTTTTAGCTTCGCAAGGTGTAGACGTACGAGTTATTAGAAACTCGAGTACTGATACTATGCAAGTATTTATAGGCTCTACTGTTGTTAACCAGCAAGAGCGGGGTTCGGCACAGAAAAAGAAAAATGCTTTAAGAAAAACACTTATAGCAGCTTTGGAAAAGTTAGAGAGTAATCCTAACTTTTCTTTTATGGAATTAAAAGGTTCTGACAGTTTTTCTACAATTAAAAGAAAGAAAACAATAAAAAAGACTACAGACCCTTTTAGAGGTAAAAAGAACGTTACAGTTACCACAGAAGACTTAAAAATTAAGCATTCTAAAACAGACGTGTCTGCTACCTTAAAGCATAAAGCTAAGTTAAAAACTTTAAATAGACGAAAAGCGATAAAAGACAAAAAGCAAGCAAGCCCAGCAAGTGTTCCTTTAGCTAAATTAATGGCAACTATGAACGCAAGACTGCCGCAAGTAGTTGCTAAGAATATGGAAAGTCCTGCTCTTAACTATCGTACAGGCAGATTTGCAGCTTCGGTTAAAGTTACAGACGTTAATAAGACTCCAAAAGGGCTTCCAAGTATTGGGTATACTTATATGAAGTATCCTTACCAGACATTTGAGCCTGGATTTGCTCAAGGTGATGTAAATAGAGATCCTCGAAAGTTAATCGAAAGATCTATGCGAGAGATAGCAGCAGAGTTTGCTATTGGAAGATTTTACACTAGGAGAGTATAATGGTAGAAAGAACATATACAACAAGACGACTATCCATTGTAAATGCTCTAGTAACTAAGCTTAAAGACATTGATGGTACGGGTAACTTCAGTGCCAATTTATATGACAATGTAAGTCCTCGACTCAAGTTTTGGGACGAGGTAGAAGAATTTCCAGCAGTGCATCTGAACGCTGGGTCTGAGAGTAGAGAATATCAGGGTGGTGGGTATAAAGACCGCTTTATGTCTGTTACTTTACGATGTTACGTTAATGAAGAAGATGCTGTAGAAGCACTTGAAGCATTGATGGAAGATGTAGAAACGGTCTTAGAGGAAAACTCTAGACTACAATATACTGATCGTACTGGGAATACCCAGCACACACAACAAATCACAGTCATTAGTATTGATACTGATGAAGGTGTACTTGAACCTTATGGCGTTGGCGAAATGCTAATCGAGGTTCGATACTAGAAAATACAGGCACGAACAAAAGTTCACGTCCTTGTCTTTTCAAGATAACATAGGAGAAAAACTATGGCTGATACATTATATTTTAGCAGAGACACGAAAGTCTATGTTGAGATTGGTTCCGACGTATGGGAGATTCCAGTTCTTGACGGCTTTTCGTTCTCACAAGCCACAAACACTTCAGAAATTACTCTGAACGAAATGGCTGACTCTGCCGGCAATAGCCGTCGTGCACGTCAAATGTTCACTGACTCTTACGCTCCTGCGGAATGGTCTTTTAGCACTTATGTTCGTCCCTTCGTATCTGCAGGTACAGGCGCGGGTGCAGCAGACGATGCTGCTAATCACCACGCAGTAGAAGAAGTTCTTTGGGCTTTGATGGCAGGCGCTGCAACTTATGCTTCAAATACTTTTACAGGCTTTACCGCTGATACTACAGATTTGAACATTGACTTTGACTCCTCCAACAAAGTAACTCTTGGTACTGCCAATATTTACTTCGTAATGGGCGGAGCAGGTACTGGTACTAAAACCACTTACAAAATTGAAGGCTGTGTAGTCAATGAAGCGTCTATCGATTTTGACATTGATGGTATTGCTACTATCGCTTGGTCTGGCATGGGTAAAATCATCACTGAAGCTAGTGAGCCAACCGCAACTGTTTACGAAGCTGTTTCTAGCACTAGCAACTTTATTCGTAACCGACTCACTACTATAGCAATTAGCTCTACTAGCCCAACCAGCACTACTTATGATCTAGTGCTTACTGGCGGTAACATTGCTATTTCAAACAATCTTACCTTCCTCACTCCAGAAACTCTGGGTGTTGTGAACCAACCGCTCGGCCACGTAACAGGTACTCGTAGTGTTTCTGGTAGCTTTACTTGCTACTTGAATGCAGAGACTGATTCAAGTGCTGACTTGTTTGAAAATATCATTGAAGGAACTTCTACAATTACAAATGCTTTCGATCTAGCATTTAAGATTGGCGGAACCTCTGGTACTCCACGACTTGAGTTTGCCACCGCAAACTGTCATTTAGAAGTACCAACTCACTCAATTGACGATGTAATCTCTGTTGAGACCAACTTCCACGCACTGCCTAGCACTATTAGCGAGACAGATGAAGTTGTAATCACCTACGTAGGTGCTTAATAAAAAGGGGCTTCGGCCCCTTTTTTCTTTCCCCCTCCTCAAAAATTTATCTTGACATTTATGGTGATATCCCATATACTATACCTATGAAAAAAGCGGAGAACTTTAAGCTCCCAGGTATGGAACTTTATGGCTACATTTAACTTTCTCAAGCAGGCTCAATTATATGTAGTGCATGATAGTAAGCGCTACAATATTGATATTGAGAATGTTTCATTTAGTCAAACATTTACTGAGAAAAGCTACTCAGTAAAAGACTTGCACGAACAGAATATGTTCGAGGCGTCTGTTATCAATAAAGCAAATCCTGCTAACTTTGAGTTTAAGATTCCAGTACTTCGAGAAAGCGACTTTGATGTTGTATATGATCGTATTCTGGATTATGATACCGTAGATTTATACCTTTCCACAGAGCGTGACGTATTTAAGCTTGAGTATTGTGTTTTTACAAATGGGACGTTAGAGATTGAGAAATCGAAACCTCTGAGTATGACAATACAAGGCGAAGCGTCAAAGCTGTCAAAAGTAGGAGCAGCAGACTCTTACACAATTCCTGGCACTCCACAAGCCAGGACTTCTTCGCGTACGTTTAATACTGCTTTTGATATAAACGTAGTGCTAGGAGGTTCAAGTATTTCTACTGAGGTATTTCGTATATCCGTAGAGGTACAAAATGATATATCGTGGGTTCCTTATACAACAGTACAGGGCGCAATGAGTGCAACAGATGGCTCTACCTCTATGTATCCTACAGACTTCGTAGTAACAAAACGAGTTCTTGCAGGAAACATAGGACGATATATTACAGATAGTAATGCAGGCGATTTACAAGACTGGAATGAAGATACAACTTTAGTTATTGATGTAGGCCAAAATGTTGGCGGAACAATTAATGGCTTCCACTTCGACATTCCAAATTGTACATTTACCAATCGTATGGAAGTACAAACAGTATTTACCCAAAGTTACGATTGGAGAATGACAAGTAACCCAGCAGCGCTATCTAGCGTAATAACTTATTAATTAACTTTTAGGAGCAACAAATGGATTTAAAAAAATTAATGGTCGATACCAAATCAGTTTGGGTTGACTTTCCTGGCCTACCTGGCTTTTCGGTAGAAGTAGCGAATCTTTCGCGTAAAGAATTGAATAGTCTTCGCAAGCGTTGTACTACTCAGAAATTTGATCGTAAGACTCGACAAGTAGTAGAGCACCTTGATGAAGATAAATTTGTAAGGGAGTTTTCTACTTCAACAGTTAAAAACTGGAAGGGTTTAACTCTTGAGCATCTTGAGACCCTTCTTTTGATTGATACTGATGGCCAAGATATGTCAAAAGAGTTAGAATATACCGAAGAAAATGCTGAGACTCTTGTCTCTTCTTCCACTGAGTTTGATACTTGGCTCAACGAGGTAGTCTTTGATTTAGACAACTTTCGTGCAGAGCCAAAAGGAACAAACTCTGGAACGGTTGGAGAAGCTGTACAAGAATCTTGATACTAAAATGACTCGTGATCGATATTTAGAGATGTGCGAGCAATTAGGAAAAGAGCCAAGTGCAAAAGAAATACCTCCTGACTGGGAGGATTTTCCTGATATAGTACAGTGTGCTATAAATACTTTTAATATGCTGGGAGATAGGGTATTCCCAGAAATAGGATACATAGGCAAAGATTATACAAATCTGCCAGCATATATTGAGATCTATGGTATAGAAGATCGTGAATTTTTCATGGAGCTTCTAAACTGGCTAGACTCAAGAGCTATCAAAAAATCTGCCGAAAACATGAAGCGGGAGTATGATAAGCTAAAGAGAAAGAAATAGTGGCAAACACAATTAACATTACTTATAAGGTAAACGAAGACGGAAGCTTAGAGGCTATAAGTAAGAAGGCTGAAAAAGCTGCCAAAAACACCGATAAGCTAGGGGACTCTTCCGATCATTATAGTAAAAAGCAAAAAGGTGTAGCAGGGGCTACCTCTAATAGTACTAAAGCATTTTCTAAAATGACAACTGGTATTACTGGAGGCCTTGTTCCTGCGTATGCCGCTCTGGCTGCTAATGTGTTTGCACTTTCTGCTGCCTTTAACTTTTTTAAGCGTGCAGCAGACGTAAAAATTCTAGAAGAAGGACAAGTATCTTATGCTAAGAATACCGGTTTTGCCCTCCAAACAGTAACACGGGGTCTCAGAGAGGCCAGTGGCGGTATGCTAGGCTTTAGAGAAGCTGCAGAAGCAGCTGCTATTGGCGTAGCTAAAGGGTTTTCTCCTAAGCAGTTAAATGATCTTGCAGACGGCGCTCGTAAAGCCTCGGCAGCTTTGGGTAGAAACTTTGAAGATTCTTTTGATCGACTTATTCGTGGTGCATCAAAAGCAGAACCAGAACTTTTAGATGAATTAGGTATTACCTTAAAATTAGCGGATGCTACTAAAACATATGGCGATGCTATAGGGAAAAATGCAAAAGATCTGAGTGCATTTGAAAGATCTCAAGCAGTGCTAATAGAGACACAAAGACAGCTAAATAAAATGTACGGAGACATGGAGGGAGCTAGTAATCCCTTTGTAGAGCTATCTAAAACTTTTGAAGATTTAGTAAAATCGGGTACAAACTTTTTAATGCCTTTGTTTGAAACATTAGCTAAAGTTATAAATGGCAGTGCAATTGCTGCAATTGCGGTTTTTGGCGCTTTAGGTGTTTCTATACTTAAAAGTATGATTCCTGTTGAATCTATAAAAGAAGGACTTACTAACTTTCAGGTGCGAAGTCAGCAGGCTATGGAGAGTGCTAAAAATGACCAAAAAAGTTATAGAGCAGAAATGGAAAAAACAAGTGCTGCTATGAAAGCAAGCAGAGCTCAAACTGTAGGACAAGCGGCAAAAGCCTTAGGAGGTCCTTCTAAGTTAGTTAAAAAAGCCGCTTCAGGGGAGTTAACTGACCCTAAACAGATTGGACAATTAAAAGCTAACTTGAAAAAAGCAGAGGCAGAACATAGAAGATACGGAGAAATTACTAAGGGTGTATTTAAAGGGGCTAGTTTAGCACAAATACAAAGCTTAAAAACTGCTTTAAACACTATGAATAAAGACCACCTTAATTTTTTCCAGAAAACAAAGATGGGATACAAGCAAATGTCTTTATATGTTAAAGTTCAGTTTACTAAAATTCGAGCAGCAGGAACAAAGGCATTAGCAGGGTTAGCTACTGCTTTTGGAAAACTAAGTGGCGCAATGAATAGGGCAATGAAAATGGCCGGGTTCATTGGTATGTTTATGATGATTATAGAGATTGGTCAACAATTAATGCAAGTACCTATGAATTTAGTAATGGGTATATTAAAAGGCGTGGACTATGTAGTAAAATTATCTATGAAAGGAATAGGCATGGTTATAGATTTTGCAGGTAATATACTAAAAGGTCTTATAAACGCTCTATTTATGGGTATTAATAAAGCTTTTGAGTTCTTGGGTGCAGAAGCGCCTTTAAAGTATTTAGATAGTAACAGCACCGCAGCCGCCGACTCTATGGAAAATTTAGGGGATAGTGTTGTTAATCTAGCTTCAGCTTTTGAAAATAGTGGGCTAGGTAAATCTTTACAAGGATTTCAAGATAGACGTGTAGCTGCGGAACAAGAAAGTCAAGCCTACGATAAATTAAAAGAGTCAATTAAATCAGCAGGAGAAGAGCTAAGAAATATATCAAAAGGTTTAGAGAAGCAGAGCGGGGCTAAACGAGAAACGTCTGCCGCAACTGCATTAAGTACTCTCAATCTGTCGGGTATGATGGCCGATATAAATAGGAAGAGAAAAGACAAAGATGGAAATTTTACAGATGAATTTGTATTAAGCGAAGCTAAAAGAGCGAATGCGATCAAGCTGCTAAAAACACAGATGAAAGAATTAGGGATAGTCTCCCCTAAAGCTTTACAAGCTGTAAACAATATGGATGTAAAAGCCCTAATAGAAGTAGAAACTGCAGCACAAGCAGCAACAGGAGGCCTTGCTGCTATGGAGGACGAGATTCGTGGTATAAATTCTTCTATAGCCTCAGGCAGCCTATTAGAAGCAGAATTTGCTTTAATAGCACTTGAAGGCGTGGCTAATGATACTTCAGCAGCCTTTATAGCTTTCGCAGGAGAAGATTCCCAGGCAGCTAAAAAAGCATTAGAAGACTTTAATAAAGCATTTTCTGGCCCTACGATGACTTC